TATCCACTTCTTTCTTCCAATAAAACAAATAGCCTTGGTGGTAATAATATCGGTGAAAGTAAGAAGCTTTTGTATCAGGATGCGATAATACCGGAAGCCCAATCTATCTCGGAGCAACTCACAAACTTCTGGGGTATTGATAAGCTGGATTTGGTAATTGAAAAAGATTATGGCCATGTGCAGGCTTTGCAAGATGATGAAACAAAGAAAGCTACAGCACGTAAAACAAGAAATGAGGCATATCAAACTGAGTTTTATAATAACCTGTGTACACTGAATGAATGGAGAATCGCTAACGGTGATGATCCATTGGAAAAGAAAGGAGAGAACGGTGAGGATTATGGTACCATGTTCTATTTCGAGCTGATCAATTTGGGTTGGACGTTTGGAAGTGCGCCTAAATCGATCGCACCGGCAGATACTTCAGCAACAAATGATAACTCTCAAAATCAAAATGCAAACAATCAATGAATTGGCTGATACTTATATCGATAGTAGCAAGTGTGTTAATGGCGCTGAGAGTCTTCAGAAAGCAAATTGGTAAATGGTTGGTGAAGATAAATGCTTCATTAAAGATTCGGTCATTGCGTCAGGCTATAAGTGAGGCTGATGATAATAAAGACAATACCGGCAGAAAGACTATAGTGGTTTATAACGCTACATCTGGAGAATACGAGACTATTGAAAAGAAGATTTTAAAGAAAGCTAGCTATTCGAATCGCAATAAAAACAACGCTAAGCTCACTCCCGGGCGTAAGAAATTTAAAAAAGATAAAACGAGAGCTTTTAGTGATGAGCGAGTTAAAACAATTGAAAAAAAATCATTGTATGTCACAAACTGAAAAAGAAAAACAGGATAAGCCAAAGGTTGATAAGGCGAAGCTGGCTGAGTCTATAAAACAAAAAGATAAGGTTATTAATAATAATCAAACTGTAAAGAAATGAGCAAGCCCACCATCAAACATGGAGGAGTCACTCTTCCGACTGATAAGAAAGGAAAGGATTTATTGAAGTGGATGGTTGAGAATAAGTCTCTTCTGATTGCTGAAAAGAAATCAGAGTTGAAAAAGCTTGATGAAGGCTTCACAGTGCCTGTAAATATCAGCTCTAAATATTTTGTCGACAAAGACGGAGCATTGGTAAAGGCTGTAGCAGATCAGGCGCGCGAAACTGGTAACACAGATGAAACTGTTATCTGTGTGATCAATACTACAAACTGGATGGATTCGCATTCAGATGTACATATACCTGGAATCTGGAATAAAACTTTAAAGGACAACAACGTTATGCTTCACCTGCAGGAGCATGATATGTCATTTGACAAGGTGATATCGGATGAATCCAAAGGATATACTCAGAAGATGACGTGGAAGGAATTGGGTTATGCGTACCCGGGTATGACTGAGGCTTTGGTTTTTGCTACTCCATTAAAAGGCCGAAATCCTTTTATGGAGGATCAATACCGAAAAGGATTTGTAAAGAATCATAGTGTAGGTATGCGCTATGTTACAATAAAACTGTGTGTGAACGAATCGGAGGATGAGTATTACAAAGAAGAGTATGCCAACTGGGTTCAGTATGCGCCGATGGTGATCAATATCGCTGATGCTGAATCACAGGGTTATTTCTGGGCTGTACTGGAAGCTAAAATAGTTGAAGGATCAGCTGTTGTAAAAGGCAGCAATATCATAACACCGACACTTGGATTCAAATCCGCTCAGCCGGCAGAGACCACTGAGCAGAAGCAGCCGGCTGAAGCCACTGTTACTAAAGAGGAGAAACCAGAGGCGATCGATTGGGATAAGGTCTCCAAATCAATTTTTTAAAATCAAAAAACAAAGATCATGAAACGAAGAAATTTTTATAAGTATCTGTTCGCTGCCATTGGTATTCTGGTTGCAATAGGCTTATTTATTTTCGGGAAGGAGCATGCAGCCGAAGGCGTAATTACCGCCAATGCAGCTGTGGTATCATTAACTGAAGCTGAGAAAGCAGGGTTCAATGAAAATGAGCAAAAGGTAATTCTTGCTGTTAAGAAATTAACAGAGCAAATGAAATCACAGGTTGAATCCGGAAACATCAAAAAAGATGATTTACCAGCAATTATATCTGGATTAAAATTAGAATTAGGTGATTCGGCAAAGACTTTAAAAGAGCAGTTTGAAGAATTGCACGAAACAGCCCGTAAACAAGGTACGACTCTAACTGAATTGGGATTGAAATACAACGGCATTGAGACCGGTAATAAATCAATTGCCCAGGTGATGGAAGAAAATAAACAAGAGATCGAGAATGTATATAGTCAGGGTAGTGGTGCAAAACATTTCCTTGTGCAGATGAATGATAAAAAGCAATTTGTTTGCCGTCCTTACGATCCGATGGACCCAACGGGTAAAAAAGCAAAAACAAATAAAGCTGCAGATGTTCATTCAACAATCTCTAATATCAGTGGTAACGGTGGATCAGCTTCAATTGCGCAATCTATCGATGCTGCTTCTCTGTTAAGGCTAGGAGGTGATTCTCCTATCATTTCTCAGTACAGAAATACTCCTTGGATTTTTGATATGTGTAACCTGGTAAATGCAGGCATTGATATGCCATTAGCCATGTGGTATGAAGAGCAGGTTAAACAGGGAGCTTCATCGGAAGTTGCTGAAGGTGGTACTAAACCAAAAGAGCAATATGCCTACACATTGAAAACTGCTTCTTACCGCAAAGAGGCTGTATTGTTAGGATTCTCTGACGAATTCCAATTGGACTTTGCACGCCTGCAATCAGATATCCTTGGAAAAGGAAGAACTGATCTGATCAATCGTGTTAATTCAGCAATACTTGGTCGTCTTACAACTGCCGCTACAGCATATAATACTGGTACAGAATTTCAAAGTGGTGTTGCGGTAACAGACGCCAATGATTTTGACGTATTAGCAGCGATGGCTGCGCAGGTTGATAATGCAACGTTTGGTGCTAATGCAAATGCTGCGATCATGAGCACATTCAAGAAATACAGAATGGGCCTGATTAAAAATAATCAGAATGCATACTTGAATCCTCCTGCTGTTATAAGCAACCTTGCTTTGATCGGTAACCCTGATCAGACATCGGACAACGTAATGGTAGGTGACTTTAAACAGTATAACATCCTATTGCGTGGTGGTCTCATTATCAAAGTTGGTTATAACGGTACTGACTTCGCTGAGAATAAATTCTCAGTTGTAATGGAGCAGTTCTATTATGACTACATCAGTGCTATTCGTGCAAAAGCCATAGTGAAAGGTCCATCTTTCATGGATGTGAAAACAGCAATCAGTGCTTAATTGATTTTTTAAACTAAAACAAGCTTTTGCTATGTCTAACAAAAACCGAGGAAAGAACCTGGCTCCAGCAGTGTTGAGTGAAACACCTGTTATTAATGAGCCTATAGTAACAGAAACACCAGTGGAAACTGTTGATGCTCCAGAAGAAAATGTAATTGAAGATAATGACGCTGCTGAGGTAGCAAATACCGAATTATCTGAAGAAGCAATTACAAGCTCGGCAGTAGAGGATGAATCGAAAGAAACAACTGATCAGCCGGCGATACAATCTGAATCTGCATTACTGGCTCCAGCAGTGTTGAGTGAAACACCTTCGGTTACTATGGAGGAATTGAGAAGCTCAAAGTCTGAAATAGTTGAGGATACATCTCTTGTTAAAATTGAGATACAATATCCTGACGATTGGCAGGGACAACGTCATTATAAGAATGGTCATGTTGCTTCAGTTAGCCCAGAATCGGCCGAAGCTTTTATCAAAAAAGGCATAGCAAAAGCTCTTTAATAACAATATTTCAAAACCGAGAATAAAATAACTACAATGAAAAAGTTCATTCTTTTCTTATCAGTGGCGGCGATCGGGTTTATTACTCCTGTCGTTTCCCATGCGCAGTTAGGGTCTGGTAAGCTGGTAACTACTACAAGCTATGGTAACACCCTGGATACAGTAGTAAATACAGCAACAAAAACAACAACCCTGGCTGATGGTAAAACAAAGTTGTGGAATGTGGGTCTTACTGCGCAAGTAATTACTAAAAAGATATCAGGTACCGTAGGAGGAACACTCATACTTCAGGGAAGTGTTGATGGTGTTGAATGGAACGATATCGGTTCTGCTGCTTCGATTACTGATGGTAACAAGAACTACACATTCAATACAACTCAACGCTGGCCATACTACAGGGTAAGCTGGGCAGGAGCCAGCACAATGTCAGCAAGTATAAAGGTTTATTTAATCTGGTATTAACGATCAATGGCTATAATCGACCATACATTTTTTGTCGGTGATCTAAACATCCCACAAGTAAACACTTTATCAATACAGGAAAGGTTGACTTATCTCATAATTGATAAGGAAGACAAGTTCCTGCAAGATATCCTAGGCTACAAACTATGGAAAGCGTTTACCGATGGTTTATCTGCTGATCCCGTCGCTGCAAAGTGGAATGAGCTATTATCAGGTAAAGAGTATACAGCGCTTGATGGATACACATACAAATGGCAAGGCATGAAGTATGAAAAAACTGCATCGCCAATTACCGTTAAAAGAAGCCTTATAGCAAACTATGTTTATTGGCACTGGCAAAAAATGAATGTTTCCCATTCCACAGGTGTGGGTGAAGCGGTGGCAAACGCTGAGAATGCTACTCCAATCACCCCTAAATCAAAAATGATCCACGCCTGGAATGAAATGATACAATGGATATGTGACATGGTGAAATTCCTTGATGCAAATATTCAAACGTATCCGGAGTGGGAAAGCAAAAACAATTTCTTTCAAATGAGGAATTACAGAAAACAAAACTTTTTAGATATCTGATGGCTATCATCAATATACCCGAATTGTTTCTTCCTGTTGCGGCAGTTGTGAATGCGAAGTTCTCCACCCGAGGTGAGGATCCGTTTTCCGTTTTCTTCGATTATGGCCACTATATAGAAGTTACCAGGAACCTGATACAAAAAGAAAATAGCATTAGCCAAAAAGACAAAAAGTATCCATTGATATGGCTGGTAATGGATTTCCCGGAAAGATTCGATCGACAATCAATTGGCTATTGCCAGTTGCCCCGGTTAGATTTCATTATCGCTGTACCAACGGAACCTGAATTAAGTACACCTGAACGTATCACCAAAAACTTCAAACCTCGCTTATATCCAATATATGAGGCTTTCATGAATGCTATCGTTACTTCCAACATCTTTTATGAGCAATCACTATCGGAGTTGGAATACGAGAAAATTGATAGGCCATATTGGGGAGGACAGGATAGCAATGGTAACGGGCAGGCGAACTTATTCAATGATAAAATAGATGCAGTGCAAATACGTGGTTTAAAACTAACAGTAATAAACTCGTTGCCCTGCTGACGAAACAATCTTTCTTAACTCTTTAATATTTAAATTATGATTTGCGGAATCATGGGAGCCAATACCGGTAAGCCACAGTGCGATATCCCTATTGGTGCCATCAAATATACTATGCCTACAAGGGGGGCAGAGTTTACAAAAGATCAGCTGGTAGATTCTAACGCCGTTAAAGCTGCACTTTTAGCAAAAATGTTGCTTGCGAAAAGTAACACAAGCAAAGTTTTTACTATTCCATATGCAAACGAAGCAGCTAATAACACAGGTGAAGCACCTACAGCTTCTTTGTCTGATGGATTTGAAAAAGTATTGACGGATCCACTTCCTAAATACAACCTCACACACGCTGAGCTAGGCCGTGCACAGAACCAGGCAATTTGCCAGTTCAATGGCTGGAATGATAAATTATACTTTGTCGATAGAAACAATCGCCTAGCATACATTATCAAACCTGATGGTGGTGGTAAAGGGTTCTCTGTTGGTAACTTGTATTATCCACCTCCAATTCCTGGAAGTTCAAATGCACTTAACACAACAGTGGGTAAGTTGACATTCGCTAATCCGGATGAATTCAAATTATCTCCAATCGGTCTGATTCAGTTGGACTTTAACGTAGCTGACCTGGTAAATATCGAAGATGTTACCGTTGTGCAAAAAGCTGCTCCAGCCACGAATGTGTTTACTGTTGGTTTAATTGGCCGGTTTACTGGTATTGATGCACATCCTGCTTATGCTTCTGCATTAGCAAACATGGCGAGATGGGTTGTTAAACGTCTGGATACAGGCGCTTCAATGACACTTACTTCTGCTGCAAGCGATTCTGGTAACCTCGGTTGGGATATCACTGTTGATAGCACGGAATTTACAAACCTGCCATCAGGGACAAAACTCAGTATCAATATCGCAGATCCTACAACACTTGCGCTTGCAAGCGTATACGGTATCGAAGGAACTGAAATCATTTACACTAAGTAAACAGTAAATCATGCAGACCACATTTTATGAAGGTATCAGCTTCAATTGTGAAAATGTAGCGGGTAAAACCAAAGTGAAGTTCATTGAAGAAATGATGCCTACTAAGAACTACAGAGCATTCGATGACAAGGAGCGCCGCAAATTGTTTGAGAAGGCCTGGGAGCTCTGCAAGAAAACTGTAACTGATAACCAGAAATAGTAAAAGGGGCGGTAAACCCGCTCCTTTTTTAATACTCATGGCAACGGGACTTGATTTGCTGGAAAATTTAGAGGCACTGAATATACCATCAGTGGCCGTAACGACACTGAAAGAAAACAGTGAACGTATGGCTGATTTAATAGCCGGCCAATTAGCGCAGGGCCTTAGATCAGACGGTTCTGAAATACTTCCGTCATACAAGCCATTAACCATTGAACTTAAACATGAAAAATCTGGACTAGCAGCTGTTACAGATCATGTGACATTGTACGATACTGGTGAGCATTATAAGGAGTTGTATGTCGAAATTAAAGGTGATGAGATTGAGTATGGAAGCCATGATGATAAAAGCGAAAAACTGCAGGAGAAGTATGATGTGAAGGGCAGGAAAGGTAATGGAAGTATATACGGCCTGACTGAAGATAGTAAAGATGAACTGGTGGAAGGTCATTTATCCAACCGTTTTCAATCGCTTATAACGGAATCAACCGGCTTATTATTCAATTGATATGGGATGTGCAGATTGTCATAGAGACTTAAAAGAATTACAACAGGCTCTTTTCAGTATAACCAGCGAAGCAAAGAAATACGCAATTGAAAATGAAAAAACTGTTTACATATATCAAACAGAAAATGGGTGGAGTTTTATGGAAGAAGAGCAGGCCATCGAGAACAACATCCAACCAACCGGCGGAGTGGTATCGCACTACAAGCCAGCTTCCGCTTGACAGATTTGAGAAATGCATTTTTAAATCTGACTTATCCGTTTTAACCATTAGCGGATCACCATCCTTGACTGATCTTTCCCAGGCATGGGCCAATATATTTTTCGAATATCTCGATAAGAACAATGCAAACCAGGTGAGTTATGTACTGCAACTTGAGCGTGAAATTGTTTTATTAAAGGATGATATTGATCAATGCGAATCTGCATTGGTTTTAATCGGCCAGATGATAGAGTTTCTATCCCCCGATATGTATGTGATTGCGCCGGTTCTCCGAAAAGGCGGTTACGATTTTCCTATCAATACTGATAAGCCAGAAGAGATTACTTCAAATATCGACAGAATTAGGAATATGCTGGCAGGTAAGAAGTTTAAACTGCAGGGAAAGGAACGTGAGTTACTTGAGCACAAAGCAACGCAGTTAGATAATACCATAAAAGAAGACTACTTCAAAAAGTGGCTGGCTGTTCTATCTCGGTTTAGGAATATGATGATCATCCGTTCAAATGAAGTGACTGTAGATGATTTTATCTATATACTGAATGATTACCTGGAATACACTCGTGTAAACAATAAAGAGATGGAATATGGCGAAACGCGGTAAGATAGATGAACTATACGAGCTCTCGGAACTGCAAAAGCAGCATGAAAAGGCTATATCTCTTGTAAAAGAATGGGTTTCTATTGTTGAAAAAGCCAATGAAACAAAGATTGGTTTCAAAGATTCGAATGTCCCCAGTGAGAATATAAAAGGCATTCAGGCCATGGCCGAGAGCAACAAGAAATATGTTGCTACTGCAAATGAGGCTGCGCAGGCCTATTCTAAGTTTAATGCAGAGGTAGCTAAACTATCACCAAACATTCAGGAAAATATTAAAACTCAGATTGAGTATAAAAATCGTTTAAAGGAACTGAGTGAGCAAATGAAACAGCTGACCAAAGATCAGCAGTTGATTAATAATACAAAAGGCAATGATGAGGCCAAAAGACAGATAAAGGAGCGTATCCAGGCGTTAGCACAGGAGCAGGCTCAGCTGAAACTATTGAATTCTGAATTGGTGCGTTTCACGAATTCGCAGATAAAAGATTCACAAACTACTGTCGGATCGATTAATCAGGCAAAGGCTGCGGTAGCATTATTGATTAAAGAACGTGATGATTTAAACATTACTACAGAAGAAGGTACGAGGCTACAGGAAAAATACAATGAGCAGATCGATAAGTTGAACGCATTCATTGAGAAGAATGTGGACGCATTATCACAGCGCAAAATTAATGTTGGTAATTACCAAGGTTCGGCGAAGATTATCGTTGACGCTTTGAAGGATGTGGAGAAGGAAATAGCTAATCTGCAGCAAAAGCAGGCTCAGATGGCAAAGTGGCCTACTGTGGCAGGTTTTCAAACATCAAAACAACGTGAAGAGTTGAACCAAGTTAATGCTCAACTTGATATTGCTACACAGAAATTTACCGCACTTAGCAATATTACTTCAAATCCACAATTCTTGAATGTTGCCGGAAAAGTTGGTGATACCAATAAGGAATTGAAATTCTTTACTCAACGCCTTAATGAATTGGAGGACGCCGGGTTAAAGAACAGCGATGTTTATAAGGAAATTCAACAGCGCCTGGCCGAACTAACAGATCAGATCGGAGATACTCGCGCAGAGATTAAAGCCCTTTCGTCTGATACGAGAAGCTTTGATCTGTTTGCAGGATCAGTAACATTTGCGGCAGACGCATTTCAAACAGCCGCCGGTGCTGCGGCTCTTTTCGGAGCTAGCCAGGAAGATGTTGCCAAAGTAACACAGACTCTTATTGCAGTACAATCTGTTGCAAATGGTGTTAAGGGTATAGCAAACGAACTTTCAACTAAAGGAACGGCGGCGAATAAAGCATACAATTATGTAATTGAACAAGGTTCAATAATCTTTGGAAGGGGTGCTACGGCAGCACAGAGATTTAGTGCTGCATTGAAATTTACAGGCATTGGGTTAGCTATAACCGGAATCACAATGCTTATTTCAAAAATATCATCAATGTCGGATGAAACTAAAGCTGCGGAAAAAGCGCAGCAGGATTTCGCTGACGCAATCAATGAAGTTAATAATGCTCTGCAAAAACAAATCGATCTGATTGATCCGGGATACTCTCAAAGCTTAAATACGTTAAAAGATCAATTGAATTTTGCAGAAAAGTCAGGGGCTTCACAGTTGTCTATTCTTGCGTTAAAGAAAAAAGTCGCAGAAGAAGAGAAGAAAATTATTGATGAGCAGGTCAAAGCCCAGGAAAATTTACTAATAGGGAATACCAATATTCAGTTAAAGAACAAAAAGGGAATTGATGCTTTAATTGAGGGTCAAAATTATTACCTGCAAAATGTTCGAACATTTAATGAGAGGATTATTTCACTGGAAAAGGAGCGAGCATTAGCAGCACAAGAAGGCAATGCCAGTTTACAGGAGCGTATAGAAAAGGACATCGAAGTACAAAAGAAATGGCTATCGTCAACAGAATCGACTTACAACGCAATTACCAATCTTATTAAAAAGTTCAATTCTAATCAGGCATCGTTTTCTGATTTGGATGCTGAAGCAGCAAAGATGGCTAAAGAGAGAGCCGCGGCCAGAGCAAAAGAATTGAAAGACCAGTCAGACGCAAGAATAAAAGCACTTTTAGAAATATTCAAAATTGAAAATCAGGAGTCAGCTGATTATGTCAAACAGATAGTCGATAATGAGAAAGTGTCATTTGAAATGCGGTTAACAGCATTAAAGGTGTATGCAGACATAAGGACCGCTGGTATCACACGGATGTATGAGGATGAAGCTAAACTTGGTAAAAAGAGTAATGAAGAAATTAGGTTGCTAAATGCACAAAAGCTTCGGGATATTAATCAACTTAATGACGAAATTATTAGAATTTCTAAAGAGGTTGAGACGTCAAGATATGGTACATCCGAAGAGAGACAGCAAGAGCAGCTTGATAGCGAAACACGGTTCAAAAATAAACTTGATGAGTTAGCTGATGGGCTAACCAAAAAATTTGAAGAGCAACAAAAGGAAAGAACTAGGATTGCGAAAGAAGAATCAGATAAGCAGAAAGAAATTGAAAAGCAAAAGGCCGAATATATAAAGCAAATTATTTCCGAGACTACTGCTCTTGCCTTCACTTTATTTACCGCAAATATCGAACGTCAAAAAAATGCTGTTCAGGAACAGATTGATGCTCTGGACAAACAAAAGGAAAAAGATATTGAGGTAGTTAATCAAACAGTAATTAATAGAAAGGACGCAGCCGATCAAATCGCTATCATTGAAGCCCGGGCTCAGGCACAAAAGGATCAACTACAGAGAAGACAGAGAGAACTTGATATTCAGAAAGCAAAGTTTGATAAGGCTAAGGCAATTGCTGACATTATTCAGGGTACCGCAGTCAATATAATTAAAGCAATTGGTACTGGTAATGCGGGATTAATTGCTTTAGCAGCTTCATTAGGCGCCGTTCAACTTGCCACTGTTATAGCTCAACCGATTCCTAAATACAAACATGGTAAAAATAAGAGTGATCTCTACGAAGGTCCAGCTATTGTTGACGATGGTGGTGTACCTGAAGCTATTATCCGCGAAAACGGTAATGTCGAAATAGGTGGCAACAAGCCCAGGCTTACATATCTCAACTCAAAAGATATTGTCCATCCTGACGCGAATAAATGGTTAGCCAGCCTTCATAATAGGAATGAACAAATAATGCGGCAGTCATTAAAGGGTAGTACTGTTCAGGTTTTTGATACGACCGAGTTAGAATGCAAGATGGATGTACAGACTCAATTACTTCAAGCAATAAAAAACAAAAAAGAAATACACTTCGAAAAGCCCGGAGCCGCAGCTGAGATTACCCGCTTCCAGGTAGGAAACAAGGAGTATTTCCGAATGAACGGATTTAATGTTTAAAAAGTTTCAATATTACCTTACTGAAGAGGATGGCCGTTGTCTTAAAATTGAGAACGGAGTTGTAACAGCTACTTCAATACGAACCCCTCTTCCTAATACCCCTGACGGCTGGCAAGACATTATTATAGCCTGGGAACGTGATTTGAATCGCCATGGACTGATTAGAAACTTCACATTGCCCCTTGGATTTGTATTGGAAGGCGGTAAAATAGTGAGAGACGCGTTTTACAAGAATAATATTGAGCGTAAGATATTTCTGGTCATTCAAAGGCTAGGATTAAATATTGACTCCCTTACCTATGAATGGGTTTATAATTATTTCTATAAAGGCGAGTTGGATTTGACAAGCTTTGTTCGTGAAGCCGATAAAGTTACCTGCAATGTAATGGAAGGCGGGATTTCAAAACTATTAAAGGCAAACGAGGGGACTACTTACGAAATTCCATTTGATGATGATCACATTAGAATTAAGACTGATGGAATTAAAATTGACAATGTAGCAAAGTTTGCAGTAGTTGATGATATTGAAGATAGGTCTACTGGATTTGCCGGGGACTGGCAGAATTTAAGCACAATACCAGTAACATTTATATCAAAAGAAGGCATTAATTCACAAATAGCCGTATTCAGCCAGGACATAGACCAGTTTGCCGGGAATACCCTGAATTATATGGATGATTCCAATAACTACCTATTAAATAATACCGGAAAAAATACGGTTGCAGTTAGAGTCAAAGGGTCATTTAAGATTGAATGTTTATCTGAAGCAGGAAGTGTGGAGTTCTCTGCTGATTTTAAAACTTCTGATGATACACAATATGTTATTCTTAACCAGTACTCTTTGGTAGAAGGCCAATCAATAGTACAGGATTTTGATTTTACAATACCAGTTCAAGGCGGCCAGAAGTTATTCTTATTTGCTTCCTTTAAAAACGATGGGGCAGGAGTTCAGCTGGCAAGAATAAAATATCGGGAAACGTCTTTTGAAATGTCCTATGTTACTCGCAATCCAACAACTTATACAAAAGCCCATCTTCCATTAAACCTTTTTAAAAAGATAGGAGCAAAAATATCCGGTTATTCATCAGATTGGGAGAGCAATCTCCTGGCTGAGTTTAGTAACCTTTCCGTAACATCGATGGATGCCATACGAGGTATACCCGGCTCGGTTATCAAAACAAAAATGAACGATTTCTATGATGCATTCAATGCGATACTATGTGCATGTATGCCGATTGAATTCGGAAAAGTTAGGATAGAGAAACGGGACTGGAACTATAATACCTCAAATCCTGTATCACTGGGTGATGTAAAGAAGTTTAAGGATACTCCTGCAAACGATATTACGTTCAATACTATAAAAATTGGATACCCAGAAAAAGACACAGAGGACGTAAACGGTAAATATTCTTTCAATAATACTCACTTATACACAACACCCATTTCGAGAATTGTAAAGGAATACACAGCAATCTGCCCATACATAACTGATCCGTATGTAATCGAATTGGAAAGATCAAAAACGCTTGATAAGGCAACGACAGATAATAAGAATGACAATAGTGTAGCTATTCTTAATTGTGTGGAGGATGTAAATACAGCAAGTTTGCCATTGATATTCGTGAACAGTGGAAACAAGTTGTATTACTCAGGATCAGACTTGACCCTTCTTGTAGATCAGAGATTAAAAATATCCGGAACATCAGCAAATGACAATACGTATAGAATACTTTCAACCGGATTTGATACAGATACCTATTTCGTCCTTGACAAAGTTCTGACAGACGAAACCGTTACCGCTACCGTAGAGATAATTACCGGTAAGCTATACATCTTACGTAGAGAGACATACGACAACCTAGGCGATCCCGATGACTTTGGATTGCCTTATCCTGATACTGTTTTCAATATTGAAGATTTAACCCCTAAAAGAATGCTTGCGCGTCATGCTGCATGGATTCGATCAATCATGCGGGGATTTGATGATAAAAAGCTGGTTTATCAGACAACAGAGAAGAACTCATTACTCAAAACAGTGAAGGCCGGTATTACGATAATTGAGAAAGCTGATGTAGATATTTCAAACCTCAGCAACGCTATCGTTCAGCCGGTATATTTTGAATTTGAAACCGAAGTGCCTACTGATTTAGTTGAACTCATGGAAGCTAATCCCAACCGTTGTTTTTCATTTGAATGGGAAGGCACAACCTATAAAGGATTCAACATCAGGACGTCTCTGGCTCCGAATACCGAACAGCCACAAACATTCAAGCTACTTGCTACTCCTGACACTGATCTCAAAACTTTAATCTGATGGCCAAAATATATATACCATACCTGAACCCATTAAGTTATACAGACGAAGCGTTTGTTAGCGATCAACTATATGCAAGTAAGCATTTCGACGATGTTCCCTATATAGATACAATCAAACCATGGCAGCAAAAGGTAGATTTTGTCAGAGTATGGTGGTATAAAGATGTCATCAGGCAGCAATTAATAAGTGGGATATCTCCTGTTGTTATAGAATTAGTGAATGGTGATAATACCTCAGTTGTATATGCTACACAAAATTTTCAGCCTAAACTTCAAAATAAGCTGGTAGCTGGTGAATTTATAAATGAGCACGACTGGGATTTGAATGGGGCAACTCCCGGATATTATCGCTTTCGTTTAAAATTCGGCACACCTGTGCAAAAATCATTAATATCTGAAAAGTTTATAGTTTCAGAAAACATTGAAAATACTTTACTTTTACAATATGGCCATCACGAAAACAGGGGTGACATAATCTTCGAAACAGGATTTGAACCCAATGTTAGAATCAATGGCTCTCTCCGACTCAAAGAAATCCTCAGTGTAGACACTACTTATGTTGATCAGCGCCTGAACGCAGAAATGATTAAATCAGATCCATATTGTACATGGGACCTGGTTTTAAACGATGAATGGGGTATCCCGGAACCACTTGCAATAAAATTGAATTGGATCATTGGGTGTAGCAAGTTGATGATAGACGGAAAACTATACACGAAATCTGACGGGGCAAAGATGGAAAGTAGTGTTATTGAAAGGTACCCGTTGCGAAGCTACAAGATAGAAGTACGAGACAAATTAAATCGAAGCAGTAAAGTCCTTGTGACTGAAGGTGACCCGAACATGAAGATAATGATAGCGGCCACAAGTGATAGCAAGGGTTTTGGAATGGATACGGGAGGAAATCAAAGTCAAATTATCTCATTAGAATAACATGGCACAGATTGGATTACATCTAAAATTTGAGGGGTTGAGCGGCTTCCTTATTCTTCTTTGGAAAGAGTCCAGTAATCCCACTGCTGAGGTTGGCCGATCTGCAAGCATTGCCTTTCCAGCAGATCAGGTCTATGTCATAAACAATGTAAACCCAGTAACTCATATAGTAGAATTTTGGAGAAGTGCTGACGGAACATCACTTTCTGAATTACTTCGTACATGGTCCCTACAGCCCAGTCTTATTTACGCAGAAGTCATTGAGCAATTTGACTATGTGGTGGATAGAGGAGAGGTTCATGGAACTGTTGGTAATGGTGACTATTGGGCTGATCCTGCTAATGAAGACACTCAATTGATCGATGAACGATTGAAAGGATTTTCAAAAGATGAGATCAGATTTGAAATGCGTGGTGGCTTTAAATTCCGTAAGGACGAGTATGACCTTTTACCGGATGGTGGTATTTCTCTTTTATTGGGTAATGCTTTTGGCGAACCTGGGAATACCTATACCGTTACCGTTTTCAAAAAGATTCAATTGGAGCAGCCTAATACGGGCGGCGGAAATGAATACACCCTAAGGCCTATTATAAGTTCTGACTTTACAGCCGGTTCATTAGATTTCGATTCTTCTTTCTATAATAAGATATGCCCTATAAATTTCTCCGGGAATGTTTGCAAAATTGTATTTCCTGACTTCGATCTGATTGCAAATACAAAAGTGAAATTCATCCTTGATGGGGGTAATGCTAAGTATTGTACACTACAATTTAATACGGGTGATGCCACAACTGTAGAAGGTCAATCGAAAAATGTAATCTATCTGACCAAAGGCCAGATGATTGAATTCACATTCTTAGATAACGTTTGTTACGTTACCGATTATAATACACTTGGAAGAATTAGAGGAGATGTAGTCGGTGGTTTTTTTGATAAATCATCTTTAGGCACACATTTAAAAGCACTTGAATCTACAGGTATCTTAAATGGTAATGATCTTCCTGGTATTTATGAATACATTCTATCCCTTGATCCATCCGCAACGGTTATTCTTTCTGATTGGTCACTTAATAAAACAAAGTGGGGTATAAATACACTCACAAAAGATTTTCGTCTGCCTCACTTAGACAATTTACATAGAAGATTTATTACAGGATCTGATTCACCAGGTACATACCAGACTGATCAGGTGGGTGAATATATTGATAGCGCTGGTAATTCAGAAGGGGGCAGCGATCCTATCAATGCCGATACTTACTCTGCAGGTTCATTCAAAATGAAAAACAAGAAACGAAACGTTGGTCAGGAAACTCGTGTAAAATCAGTTAAAGAAATTCCATTAATCGTTTTATAATGAGAAAATTATTATTCATAGTATTTGCATTGATCAGTTTATCAGTAACTGCTCAGCGATATAGTGATTATCCACAGAACCCGCGATATCCAAGAGTATGGGTACTCGGCAATTTGAGAATACCTGTTTTAGATACTCTGGTATATACTGATAATGATAAATCACCTGGCTCAATATTCTTTTATTCAAAAGATAGTAGTCTTTATACATGGACTGGTACACGACTTTTAAAAGGCATGGGGAGTTCAGGAACCTTGTTTCCTTTAACTGGTTATGGCCATGCAACTGGTTTTGTCATTGCTGACATGGAAGGTAATTTGTACCAAGTTAATAATGCCTCTGATGTAATTCTAAATGCAGAGAACATTAATCTGGCTGTATCAGGTAGCAATATATCTTCTTTACGTTTATATAATCAATTAGCCGAACTCATTGCAGGAGATAAAATAACACTGAATTCTCCCAAAGCGGAATTTTTATTTCCTGATTCAGTGTCGATAGCTTCTTCAAAAGTTAAAATTGGAGGAGGCGCTGTTGAGATTAGTGCTAATAATCTGACTTTAGATATTCCTAACTCAGTTACCGTTGATAATTCCGGTAAGGTGCCGATGAAGTTTCCGGATGGCAAAACATACCTTGTCGATTTGCTCACATTCGGTAATAGCATTGCACCTATAAAAAGCTTTGCTGGCCGTGTCGGTAATGTGATTCCAGAAGCTGCGGACTATAATTCTTTTTATGTTGACAAGAATGTGCCGCAGGTAAATCCTTCTTATATAACGTCACTACCCTGGAGCAAGATCACCGGCGCGCCTACAATTCCTACAAATAATAATCAGCTATCAAATGGCGCTGGTTACATCACATACCCAAATCTTAATACTTACTTAACCGACTCAATAGATTATACAATTGAGTTTAACCTTGGAAATTTCTTAGCATTTTATTCTGATGGAGATAGTTCATGGCTTGATGCAGATACATCTCAGCTCGCTTCAAAAGATTGGGTTATAGCTCAAGGTTATGGAAC